CACCGCCACCGCCCGCGATGACAAGATAGTTCACGCTAATTGCTGGGCCAAACGAAATGCTATCTGAGCCTGCGGTGAATGTTGTGACCGAATACCCGCCTGATGTTGCAGTGCTTGCGGTAAGTCCTGCGCCTACTGAGATTGCGTAGGTGTCTGGGTACTTGACGATTACAATACCTGAGCCTCCAGAACCGCTTGGAACTGTGTTTGCACCTAAGCCACCGCCGCCTCCTCCGGTGTTTACAGTTCCATTTGTAGCCGAATTATTACCCGCGCTTCCTGCACCACCACCGCCAGAACCCCCTGAACCTGGAGTGCCAGCATCTATACCAGCACCGCCTCCACCTCCATAGGTTGTAGATGAACCCGAGATGCTAGTCGTTACGCCATTGCCACCATTACCGCCATTGCTGCTAGAACCATTGGTTCCAATAGCTCCAGCTCCTCCGCCACCGCCAGCTCCATAGTCGGGACTGAGATAGGCATTGCCACCAGCGTATGACTGATTTGTTGTCCCGCTGGCTCCCAAGCCATTAGTGCCATAACCACCACCGCCAGAAGGTGAATTTCCATTACCGCCAGACGTATTTCGGTTACCACCACCACCGCCACCTGTTGAGGTAATAGTCGAGAAAATGGAGTTAGAACCATTTATGCCGACATTATTGCCAGCAGCCGCCGCCGCTCCACCTGCGCCAACAGTGACTGTATAACTAGTACCAGTTGCAAGGGTTATAGCAGACTCGAGTGAACCTCCTCCACCAGTGGAACCGACCGTACAACGCAGTCCTCCAGCTCCACCGCCTCCGCCTAAGTTTGTTCCACCGCTGCCGCCACCAGCAACAACTAGATAATCAACGACTAGAGGAGCAGCAGCAGAATAGAACTGCTTCCAATTACCGGAAATCTTTGTGTAGCCTTCGGCGACTTCCTTCCACGATCCGCCGAGGCGAGCATGGATAGTGTCAATCTCATACCAAGTTGCACTTATCTTTGCGTTTGCGGTCACGCTATCCCCTTACGGCGTGTAGACCAACCAAACGTCACCATCAGAACCGTCTGCGGTTCCTGGCGATGCGGTTGAAAGTGTTATGTTCCTGACTACGGTTGCGGTTGCAGCAGCGGTTGTCACTGCGCCGTTTGTTTCTGAAACCTTGCCGTCAAGCTGAGTCTGAATGTCCGAGCTAACTCCGCCGAGGTAGTTTAGCTCTGAGGTTGTTACCGTTCCTCCGCTAAGAATGTTTAGCTCGGTGCTCGTAGCGGTTACGCCGTCGAGGATGTTTACCTCGGATGCCGAAGCGGTTACGTCTGTTACTTGAGCAAGCGAGATGTTTACGGCTGAACCAATGGCAGTGTAGTCGGCGTTTAGTGTTACGGCTCCGGTTGTTCCTCCGCCAGTCAATCCTGTACCTGCGGTGACTGCGGTGATGTCGCCAGGGTTTGAGATCGAGTTCCAAGCTGCGGAGTAGTAAACCTCTACGGAGTTGGTGTCCTCAAGATACGAAACCATACCGTCGGCTACTGCCGTGCCTAGTGCGGAACCACGAGCGCCAGCATCGGCGTAAACCTGCACTACCTGATCTTGAACGTAGGTCTGAAAGTCCGAAGCCTCAACGACTTCGGCTACCGCCCATTCTTTCCAACCGGTCACGGATTCTCCTAATACGCTAGTGCGTTACCTAGTCTACCGAATACCAAGTCTGAGAGCCTCCAGAACTCCCCGTCGGTAGAACCGAGGCCGAGGGTTATCTTGTGAGATGTCTCTGTGACGACTTGTGAAATTCTTATTACTTCCGCGTATCTATCTATCTGCGGAGGAACGTTGTTTGGCGTGAACTTGACGCGAACGAAGTCGCCTAATTCTAAGTCTAGGATTTGAGTCTGCTGTTCTGCGGTGAGGTCGATGATTTCAATCTGCAAAGCTTCAAAGCGATACTCTGGCTCGGCGTATTGCGTCACTAGGTAGTCAGCTAGATTTTGGGCCGAGGTGTCATTGTCAAGCGGCAAGTTTGAACGGCTTAGGCTTTGGATGCCGTACTGTTCTTGGCTCTCGGCATCGAGGGCCGTTGCGGTTCCGCCTCCCTCGACCGATACGACAACCTCGTTGTAGAGCAACTCTGCTCCGTAAACTACCGCGAGTTCTTGATAGGGGATTCCAGTTCCGTCATCGGCAAACGTGACCGGCGTGCCTGCCGTCTCTGCGTTGCGATCAAGAAACTTGACCGTTCCAGATTTGGATACAAATAAAGCGCCAGGCTCGGACTCTGAAATAGTTTGCAAGTAACCAAGTGCGTTAGTGCCTTCCTCAATTACGTCTGCTTGTAGAGCTTGCTGGCCTGTCTCAGCGTCAATGCGGTCGATTGGCCACTGCACTCCCGCATTTTGCAGGATGGCTGTAACACGCTCACCTGTCTGCTGAGCCGTTGCAGTTCCGCCCGTCAGTGATTGGTTAGCGAACTGCGCAAAAGCGTCTGAGGATTTGATTATGGCGTAGCTGTTACCCGATGGCTCGTAGCTCAAGTCCCAGTCGTCAATAACCGTCTCGGATTGAATCACGTCATTGGATGTGACACGAACTGCACGCTTGGGAATTATCTGGCCGCGATAGGGACTCTCGCCATAGAGCGGATCGAAGATGCGCGAGTTGTTGTCTAGGGTTACGTTCAGCTTTCCAGCTTGAAAGCGATCGAGCTGGCGTGACTTGCCTCGACTGATTGAGTATTGTACAACGTAAGGTGTTACGTCTTGATAGATTGCTCCACCAAGAATTGTTTGCGGTGCATCGAGCAAACCTAAGAACGCGTCGTCCAAGGTTGCGAATTGAGCACCAGATTGCTCTGATAGGTCAAACCCAATTTCGACTTTATTGGTGGCCATTACGCCCTCGCAAAGACTCGGCCGCTAGCACGCTCGTATCTAATGATTTCGTCTACAATCTTTCGCCCGACATCCTGACCGTCTGTTCCCATGCCGGCATTTACGGTAATAGAGATGTTTCCGCTTCCGCGTGCCATCATTGCGTCTAGTCGATCTAGCGGGATAACCGCTTCGCTCTGCCCAGCCTCACCGATGATTGCTAGTGTTCCGCCTGGCGTTGGTAGAACGATGCCACCTTCCGCAAAGCCTGGCACGTAAGTTTGTGTACCGCGATTTATTTCAAAGCCTGACACCGAAGTCATCCCGCCACCTGGCAGAGTCTTAGGTGCGACGCTAGTGCGGTTGAATGCGTTGATTACGTCTATGACGCGCTGAAACACATTAGCCACTGCTTCTAGTGCACCCGCAAGAACGTTTAGTCCGGTGATGATGATTCCGCTTGTGAGGTCAAGCAGGAACTGAACAATAGGCGACTTTAGAACGATGCCAATTTGTTCAGCAATTGTGCCGAATGATTTTCCGATACTGCTTAGCGCACTAAGGAAAGCTTCGTTTGTAACTAATTTGATTACGGCTTGGAGGACTGTCTCACCAAGCACCCGCAGGAACTCTAATACCTGACCGACTGGCTTCCGTAAGTCCTCGAATAGTTGCAGGAACGAAGGCAGGGCTGCTTCGATCAGCGGGCTAACTTCCTCATAGACTTTGGTCAGCACCGCTTGGATTCTGTCGAACAAGTCCAACATCACCGGAGCAGCTTGGTCGATAATAGGACTCATGCGATCTAGCAGGTCAAGCAATCGCGGAGCAAGTTTTCCACCGATTTCGATAGCAACATCGAGCAGTCGAGACTTCAGCAAGTCCATCTGAGCGTTGAATGACTCAAGTTGCTTGTCGGCAATTTCCTCAGTAGTTCCGCTGGCAGCGCGTAGCTCTGTTTCGTAACGCTTGATTGCGTCTGAAGTTCCTAGCAATGCCTGGATCGAAGCAAGCGACTTGTCAGAGAATCCTGCCTGTAGAAGCGTGGCCTTTTGCGTCTCGTCGCTCATGCCAACGAGCACGTCCTCCAGGTTGGCAATGATGTCACCGAGGTTTCTCATGTTGCCTTCAGTGTCAAACACCTGCAAGCCCATAGCCTCGAACTCGGCTTTGTTTTTGATTGCCTTTGTTGTCAAGTCGCGAAGGACGATTGACAACTGAGTTCCGGCTAGCTCGCCCTTGATTCCTTGATCGGCAAATGCAGCTAGAACCGCGACACCTTCCTCCATGTCCTTGTTCAGAGCACGCAGGGCCGCACCGGATTTGGTAGTAAGTGCGACGGAGAACTGCTCAACTGAAGCGTTAGCCAAAGTGTTAGCGCGAACTAGCACGTCGGAAACTCTTACCATTTCCTCCATGTTCGCAATCGCATCGTCGCGGATTGTTAGGCCAAGGGCAGACTGCGCATCTGTAAGCAAGTCGGTAGCACGGGCCATGTCGAACATACCCGCTTGAGCAAACTGAGCAACCTTTGGCATTGCGGTAATTGAAGCGGTTGCATCTAAACCGGCGCTCGCTAGGAAGTAGAAGCTCTCAGCGGCCTGCTCAGCGGAGAACGTAGTTGTCTTGGCAACTTCCCTAGCTGCCTCTGCCATGTCGTTTCTGAGGGCATCTGACACGTCGCCCATAATCGAAACGGATTGCTGTAGTGCAGAGTCAAAGTTTCCAAACTCGCGGATCGAGACGGTTGCGATTCCAGCGATGGCAGCGGTAGCAGCGACGGCTGATTGCTTAGCAAACTGGCTGAACTTCTTTAGGCTCGACTCGGCAGCCTTTACTCCGGCATCGGAGAACTTGGAGACTATTGGGAGATTGATAGCCATTAGAACTTCAGCTTTCTATTTACTTGCGTCACATAACGATTGAGCGCATCTTTGGCTAGGTTTACCGCATCGGGTCGTAGCAGACGGAACTTAGTGTAAGCAAAGCGTCCACCGCGTCCCTTCATCGGGTAGCGCGAGTTGAGGTTGCGAATCATGGCTCGGCCTCTATTGCTTGCTCCGCGAGTTCTTGAACCACCTAGCTCGGCGATGTATAAACCGCGCTTGGCTGCACGTGGCTGAATACGAATCGAGACTAGGTGATTGCCAGTCTTGCGTGAGCGACCTGGCGTAAAGGAAATCTTTGGGACTACGTCTGACCAGCCAGTCGAGCCGGTGTTGCCGAATCCTGAAAGCGGAGGATCGGTAGGAACGTTGTCTGCGACCTGCCTAGCAAGCGGTGAGATTTTTGAGCGTAGTTCTTTACGCAGTTCTTTGACGAGGTTAGGGTCTACGTTGCGAAGTTCTTTGACTGCCTCGCGGATTTTCTCCGCGTTTACTGTTGGGGTAATCATCCGCACGCTCCTCGCCTATAAGTTTACCGCTTACGGTGTTGGCGCTCAGCCTTGAACTCTAGGTATCTACTTAGAGTCCAAAACATTCTGGAGTCAAGCTGCATTAGGTCGAGCGGGCTGATTCCCGTTTCTACGGCGATCCATGCGATTCGCCAGTGGTAGGAATCTTCGCCCAGCCCTACGAAGCTTTTGGGTCGGAACTGACTTCCTCTATGGTTTCCACCCAAGCCTCAAAGTCTAGGCTTGTGACCTTAGTCCTTTTGGCTGCGTGCCAAGCTAGGAAATAGATGTAAGTCATCTTAGGGTCTTGATTCAGACGACTTACACCTATCTCAAACTTAGCCTCGAATGCAACGATGTCGGCCGGTGAGGTTACTACCTCCGCCTTAGTGCCGTCAGCGTAAGTGATGTGTAGGTTGGTTTGCATTTAGTTTCCTTATGCTGTTGCGCGAGTTACCGATCCGCTGGTTGGCCAGGTAACACTCAGGGTAGCTAGGTCGCCTACGTTGCTGGCGAATGGCTGGTACTGGGTTACTAGGCAGGTTGCGCTATAGGTAGGGTTGGTTGCTCCGACTGCTGCGCTGGTTGGCTTGACTACGACGGTTGCCTGAGTTCCCAGTAGTGGGAATAGGGTTGCGTCTACTGAAGCAGCACCGAAGTCCTGGTGGAAGTCCAAAGTAACCGAACCGTCCTTTAGGCCACCGATGCGAGTCCTGAAGCCAGAACCGAATGCGGTTGTGTCCTGTTCCTCGGCTGTGATGTCGAGGGTAACTGCGGCCAAACTTGAGCTGAAGTCTGACCCGTTGATCGTGATGCTGTAGTCAGTTGCTACGAACTTGGCCACGAGTTTCTCCTTTATTCTGCGTAAACTGTAACCGCAAAGTCTGCGGCTATGTAAGTTGCCTCACCCAATAATACCGCACCAACGTTTGTCATTTCGACTACGCGCACGTCTGCAACGACTCCGCCGAGGGTTCGGTCGGACTCAATTGCTTCCTTTACGGATGATGCTCCCGAGGTGCTGGCATAGGCATCTAGCCTCTCCTGCGCTCGGCCCTCAGTCACCCTTGCAACGATGACTGAAACTATGAATGAGTAGGTTGTAAGTCCGCCTTGAAATGCCGTGTCGTATGAGACGTTGCCCATCTGCACTACGGCCTGCGGAGGGTTAGGACTATCTGGAACCTCAGCCGACGTTCTTAGCCCGCTAATAGTTTGCAGGTTAGTAGCGATGCCGTCGCGAATCTGAGTGATGGTTGGCATTAGGCTGCGCTGACCTTTTTGTAAGGCATAACCAAAGCGTCCACGTCTGGATCGAGCTTGCCGACTCGGATTGCACCGAGGTCGCCAAACCCTGCTACACCGAGCGGTGAGTCGTAACGCTTGAACTGCCTCATGGCTAGAAGGATTGTCGCTTGCTTGATTGCAACCGGCACGCTAGTCCATCCCCAAGTTCCAGTGACCTGGACTGTAGCTTCGTTGCTGTTAGTCGTCGAGGTTGTCCAGATTGGGAATAGGTAATCACCGATGGCCTTGATGTCGGTGAAAGGTGAGTAGGCTCCGCCCACTTTTCCGTTCAAGGGATGCAACTCGTAATCGGTTGTCTCCCAAGTCACGTCAAAGTTGCCGTCGGCAGCCGAAGAAGTCTTGAGGGTTGTCAGTGTAGCGAGGTCGTCAATCTCGCAACTGTAAGGATCGGTCGGCAGGAATACGCGAGTTGCGCTTCCGGCGTTGTAGAAAATTCTGTCAGTCGCGCCGTCGATCTGTCGGCTTGCAGCCTCTACGCTTAGCTCTAGTAGTGCGTCGTCTACGGAGTCGGTAATACGTAGTGCAGCCTTGATGTCACTAAGCGTGCAGTATCCGTTAGTAATGGCCATGTTTCTAGTCTACCGCTATCCGTCGCTTTATCTCCGTTGAGCTAATGCCCCATGAGTAGGGTACGTACGCTAAGCCGATGCCATGTTCGTCTAGCCAATCTGTAGTGAATTGCATTTGTTTGTAGTAATCTTTCTTAGCCCAGTCCGAGCCGATTACTATCAGGTCTGGTTTGACTGCAAGTATCGACGGCTTAGAGTCAAGACCTCCGTGATTTGGAATGACACGATCTACGTATCGGCAAGCAAGCAATACGGCTTCACGTTCTTGGTATGTCATCACCGGCGGCTTGCCTTTGTAGTTCTCTATGAAGTCGTCGGTATTGAGTGCGACGGTCACTTCTCCAAGTTCTTTGCACTTCCGTAATAGCTCTACGTGACCGGCGTGTAGCAAGTCAAAAGTTCCGCCAGTATAGATTTTCAGTCCCATCTATTTTCCCTTCGCACATCTAGGCTCCAGCCGTGAACGCTGTAGTCGTCCTCAGCAATCTTGCGCCTGTATCTATTTTCATTAGCTACCCAAGTCCTAGCATTTTGTTGTAGAAAATTTTGACGGGTAGTCATTGGTTCATGATGAATCCTGGCACTTAGTTGTTTGATTTCCACTCCCGCATTCGTGATACGGCGTTCGTAATCGTTGTCATCAAAATAAATCGGATAGAACGCTTCATCATAAAGACCAGCGCGACGTACGCAACCTTCTCCAAAGATAGGTGCTGCCCAAGGTGTTTGTTCAATGTGTACGAAATTCAATGCCTCAGTATCAACTTCGCGCTCAATGGTTTCTAGTGCTCCGCTTGCAAACCAAGCATCATCATTTACCAAAACCCAATAAGGCGCGTAAGGCGTGGACTTGATAATCAAATTCCATGCTCCAACTAAGCCAAGTCCAAATGGAACCTCAAGATGCCAGAGATGGTTTACTAGCTTTGGTTTTTCAGGCTGCCAAGTTTGTGTGCCAGAATTATTGACAATGACTAAGTGATCAACTGGGTAATCTATAGAACCCATAAGTCGCTCAGCTAAATCAAAGCGCGTTATGGTTGCAAACCCGACTACTGGAATCAACGAAATCTCTCCGACCAGAAGGGCTTCCAATAGTTATCCCAAACGAAGTCCACGTCAAACTGCTTGACGAATGTTATGGCTTCCTGCGATGCGCCCTTCGGTGCATCTTGCGCTTCTTTGAGTGCCTCGACAATTGACTGCACGAACGGGATTGAGAAGAACGCTTGCTGCGCCTCGTCCCAGAATGGTTGCCCGCCTACAATCCACGAGTCCGGCCCTGCTAGGTCTTGCGTAGCAGCGAATCCCGAGGTGATGACGCGAGTTCCGCACGCCTGAGCCTCTACTACGGGCACGCCAAAGCCTTCACCATAGGAACACCCTAGAAGCACGTCCGAGGCCGTGTAGACGGCACTGAGGAACTCCTGTGGGTATCCCGTTCTCAGGATGTCGCTATCTGCCATCAAAACGCAGCTCTGATCGAGTCCGCAAGCCTTGAGCAACTTAGGCAAGTCGAAACCGCCGAATGCTTTGTTTGGCTCCATGTGCAGGTAGAGATAACTGTTTGGGTATTGCTTGCGGAACATTCCGAACGCGAGGAACTGCTCGGCCAGAGCTTTTCGGTGGATTTGACCGTTGGCTTTGTTTGCTTGCACCATCGAGACTAGGAAGGCTTCCTCGGGCACTTGTAGATACTCTCGGGTTGGTATTCCTTCATAAGTATCGGTTGGCTTGAATACTTTGGTATCAACGGCGTGAGGAATGTAGGTCGAGTCGATGCCGGCTTCGTCTAGCTGACGCTTGCCGTGAGGACTCATAGCGATAGGCGTTACCTGGTCGCGAAGTAGAAACTTAGCAACTAGCGGTGGCAGCGTGATGTGATCGAGCGGAACCCAGCTAATAATTTCCCCATCGAACTTTAGGTTGTTGTAAACCCATACGTCGTAGAGCGTGAATAGATAGGACTTGAGTTCGGGAAACGCCTTAGTAAAGTCCTTATGCCAAAGCTGCATGACATCTTCGCTGTAAAGAACTTGACCGCGAGGGTAATGCTTTACGTCGCCGTGCTTTGTGCGGATTGTGTCTACTCGACCTTCGAGGCCGTAGTTAGATAGGTTAGCCACCTTTACGCCATGCTTGAGAAGTTTCTCCGCTAGGTACTTGCCCTGCACGCCGTAGCCGGTAGATGAACCGATTGAGTTTGACGCAAGTGAGACTGCGCCTTTGAATTTGTAGGTTGCCATGTCTTTACCCTAGCAAAAAAAAGACTGGCCCTCCGCAACCTACAACGGAGAGCCAGTCGGCTTTTGTGGTAACGACTAAGCGTGTACCAGATACTTTACATGGCTAGCATGCGTCAATTTTCCATCGAATCTGTATGTGAAACGATAGGCAGTGACATCATTTGCAAAATAAGCATCTGACGAAGTTGCTACCTCAAGACCGGTGGTTACGATCTTGTAGCTTGGGAAGTGACCGAATAGAACGGACTTTGCACCAGTGCCTACGTCTGCCATTGCTGGGTTCTCAAAGATTGGGAATCCGGCAAAGTTGTCAGGCGCTCCCACGTTTACCGTGTAGAGGTACTGGTTGTTGTCGTCCTTTAGCTTCCTCATAACGCCTACGGTTGAGGTGTTGCCCATGTAGCCAACGCCTGGTAGACGACGAGCTGCTCCGTCGAGTGAGAACTGAAGGTCGATGAGCTGGTCAGCGGTGAAGGTGGTTGTGCCACCGGTAACACCGGAACCTGCTGCTGCGACGATTCCCTCAACCTCGGTCGAGCCGGTTCCTACGGTTGCAAGGTCGTTGATCTTGAAACCGATTGCGTTACCAGCCTGCTCTGCGATTACGGACTCGATGTCGAATCCTGCGTCGCTGAGAAGCTCGTTTGCAATCTGAACCGTGAAACCAATCTTCTTAGGCGCAAGTAGAACGCTGTCGAAGGTTGGGTTGGACTCTGCAATTGCGGAACCTGCTGCGTACTGGGTTGCAGTCGAGTAAGCAGTGTAAGTAGGGATGCGAAGCGACTCGCCGCTGGTGCGGGTAATCACGTCGGATACGTCCAGCATTGGGCCGACTAGACGAGCAAGTCCGTAAACCTGGTCTAGAAATCCTACTGGGACGGTAGCGGTTGCTGGAACCAGCGCACGCTTTTCGTGGTTGAAGGTGTGTGAACGAACCTCTCCCGATGCCATAGCACGGAAAATGGCTGCGTCATCACGCTTTTCTTCTGCTGGAACAAAGCCCTTAGCAGCCTCAGCTACCTCAAGCTTGCGCTCCTCTGCACGCTGAGCAACGGAGATAGCCTCAGCAGCACGATCCATGTCGGCTTCGATGCGGCTAATCTTCTCAAGCTCTGCGGAGTCGAGAGAACGTGACTCGGCCTCAGCCGACTCGATAACGTCCTTCATCTGCTCGTACAGGTTTGCGCGGAGTTCCTGCTGGGTCTTGATGAACTCAGACAATGTTTTCTCCTATTAGTTAGTTATTCGTAATGTGGCGCTAACGCTCAACAAACACGGCAGAGCTAACTCACTTCCGTTATCACTATTCTACATCAAGGGGTACTAGACAAAATTTATCTAGGGGGACTAGACAAAAGAAACCCTCCGGCCCAAGAGTAAACCGGAGGGAAGAAACGCAGCTTGGCAGCGACGCTACAAGGGGGCTTAGCGCGTTTCGGCTGGCTTGGTTACACGCGTTTCTTTTTTCGCAGGCCGCTCGAATGGCGTGCCGTCCTGAACCATCCCGTCGCCGTCGCCGTCTTTGGCTTCCAGCTTGTAAGGGGTAGGTGAGTCAATTGAGACAATTGCAGCAGCCCAGCTATCGGCCATGTCCGCTATAGGGCCGCTAGTAGGGTTTCCTGCTACGTCAAGGATTGTCGCTTTGATTTGTTCAAACGTAGCCATTAGAGAACCTTCTGTAGAAGTTCGAGTTTCTTTTTCTTGAGTGCGAGCAATGCTAGACCTGGGTCGTCCGCTGGGACTTCCTCAGCTTCTGGTACTGGGCTAACCGAGTCGATCACCTTTGTTAGTAGGTTGCGGTCGTCGCTAGTGATTTCCTCGCCTTGCTCTAGCTTCATTAGTGCGTCCGCTAGCGCATCGGCATCCACGTCGGCTCGCTTGGCAAGCTTGTCAAGACCTCTGACCTGCGCGGTTCCGTTTGTTGCAGGGTAGGCTGGAAATGCAACCAAAGAAACTTCGTGCAGTCTGACTGATTTCAGAGTGCGCTCCGTGCCCTCGCTGTTCCATTCGTCACCTCCGCGACCTGGGATGGTAAAGCCAAAGCTAAATCCTGAAACGTCTCCGCGCTTGATTAGCTCGCGTGCGTCGCGACCGTGAGTAGTGTTAGGCAGGTTTGCCTCTACCTTGAGTCCGCGCTCGTCCTCGCTAAGTGTCAGAGTGCCAGCACGAGTCGAACCCATAACTGCTCCGGTGTCGTGATTCCATAGAAGCTTGATGTCGTTGCGTGACTTCAGGGATCGAGTGAAAGCGCCTGGCGCAATCTGCTCGGTAAAGCCTCCGAGGTTTTCCGAACGTGAGTTGAACAACGCTGCGTACCCGCTTAGCGTCATCGAATCGCCTTCTTCGCGTAGCTCGATGCCGTGCTCGAACTCGCGTGTTTCTAACTTGCTCAAGGATTCGCCTTTCGTGCGGCCTTCGTTTTCTGCTTCCAGTCTAGCAACTACGCCTTCAGCATAGGCTAATGCACGCTGGGCAGAGCGTCTAGTTCCGCCACCTCCCCAAAGTGCAACCGCGACTACACCTGGACTTGGGTAATCGTCGGAATCTTGCTTAGCAGCTGGTGCGTCAAAATCAACCATGTGTCGAGCTAGGAATGCGCGTAGCCTTACCCACTTGTCAGCGGTGACATTTCCCTCGGCCATTGCCCTTGCCTCGCGGATAGTCTTAGGCAGAAGTCCGTCTCCGGCATAGCCTTCCTCTACCCATCGCAAGCCTCGACGTGCGGAAGCTCTAAAGTAAGCAGGTGGCTCTAGGTTCACTTGCCTTGTTTCGGCTTCCTCGATGTTGCGCTCTCCGCCAGGCTCCATTTCCTCAGCAATAGAAACGGCAACCATCTGATCGACGGCGCTTTGCTTTGTATCGTGGCAACCGATTACTTCGCCATCTTCCTTCTCAACTGCCCATCCTGCGCAGTCGGGATTCTGGTCTGAAATGTAGTACGGCATTAGTCCTCTTTGGTTATGGCCAGAACGCCAACCTCTAGTCCATCGGGATCGGAGACTGCCCAAAGTGAATCGTTTGGCATTAGAACTACTTGCAAGTCCTCGCCTGGGTCGATGTGAATCGAGTTGTTTATTGTCACGCTTTCGGGGCCAACGTGGACATACTCGTTTGAGCTTTTGGTCATGTTGTGAAGGTGAACGTGCTGAGGCATGTTGTCTGGCTGCACAATCATTATGGCGGTTGCGCTAGATAGCGTGAAAACTGAACTTGTGACTGGCATTTAGACCTCGTATGCACTCTCTGGATTGTCTGGGTCGAGGTTCTGCAATCCCTGAAGCTGGACGCTTGGAACGCCGGTGTGGTCGATGTCTTGGACTCCCATCGCTGCCAAAGCCTCGGCAGGTGAGAATCCAACCATTACTAGGTCGCGAACCATTGACACGCGCTCGCGCATTGCCTTTAGGTCGGCTGCGTCTAGGTTTACGTTTGCAAGCGGGACGCGTGGCTGTGAAGCGGCTGGGTCGTCAATCGGCCTCATGTCCTCGTAGCTGCGAACTTCGTTGATGCTCATTGCACCGGACTGAAGCATCGTCGAGTAGCTAGAAGTTCTGCTCTGGAGGTCTGCCCTAGCAAGTCCGTCTAGGTTGAACTTAATAAACGCTCCCGCT